TCCCCGACCGCGTTCGCCATCCGCATGCTTGCCTCTGCTAAAAGCTCCCCCAGCGCGTACCCCTGCAACGGTATGCAGGTCGGCGCCTGTGTTGGAGTCGGCGAGGGTGACGCCGTCACGCTCGGCGTACAGGTCGAGGTAGCAGCCACCGACGGCGACGCAAGCGCAGTACTCTGCGCAGTCGCCGTCGGAAAGGCAGTACTCTGCCCCGCTTCCCCCACCCAGTACACCTGCCACTCCGCCCACTCACTCAGCGGCACACACACCGGATCCGCCCACGTGAGCCCTTCCCCCGGCGCCCATGTGGCCGATGCCATCACCAGCCCGCTCGGCCTCAGTCCTCGGTACCCCTCCGCGTCCACGCAGACATAGACACCGTCCGCCCAGTCCTCCCGCCACATCCGCACCACCGCCCTGGGCCCCTCGTCCCACGGCGTCGGGAACGGCATCGGCGTCGTCGTCGGCCACGGAGGCCATGGCGTGCTCGGCCCCGGCGTCCAGGCCGGCGTCCGCGTCGGCGTCTCTACAGGCGCCTCCCCGCCCGCCTCGAACGTCACGCCAGGACTCTGGCCCCCAGCCTCTCGCGAGGCCACCTTGTACCCCACACTCCCGTTCGGACAGATCCCCGCGATGATCAGGTTCCGCCTCGCCGCGGCCTCCACCGGCTCGAACGCCGGCAGCAGCACCTCCCACTCCCGCGGCAGGCTCTCCTCCGCGTACACCGTGAACTGCGCAAGGCGAGTACTCTCGCCCAGGTGGCTCTCCCACAGATGCCCCGCGTACACGATTCTCCGGTTCCACTCGATCCCCTGGTACACCCGGACGATCATTCCCTGCGCGTTCGTCCGCTCCGTGAAGGTCATCCGCAACACGCCGCCCTCACTCAGGTCCACGTCCGGCGGGTACGTCACCAGCGCCAACGCCACCACGTCGTTCCCCGTTGCCTGGAGCCTCAGATACGGCTGAGTATCTTTGGCCGCCTCCGGATCCCACCCCGTCACATACGTGTCGGCCACCGGCGCAACACCGACGCCCGTGCTCTGAGCCCGCGTTGCCTCGCCCGTCAACCCGGACCCCACCACGACCGTCGTGAGCAGCACCCACGCCACCAAGAGCCACGCTGCCGACGTTCCCCCCCGTTGACGGGGGGGATCGAGGGGGGGCCTTCTCCCTGTCACGCTGCCCTCACCCCAGATGGGTCCACATACCCCCCGTACCCGTTCCCCCGGTCCATCTCCGCCGGCCTCACCCCATAGTGCAGATGCCGCCCCGCGATGCCCGCCGGCACCGTGATCCCGCTGTACCCCATGCACGCGATCACCTCACCCGGCACCGCCACACCCTTGTCCATCACCCAGATTGCCGCCAGGTGCGCGAACAGCCAGTGCCACCGTTCTCCCATCACATAGGCGTACAGCCCATACCCGTCCGAGCTGCCCACCCGCAGTACCCCGGCCCCCGTCGCGTACACCCAGAACACCTCGTCATCCCACGCCTCCGGGATTCCCCCCCAGTTGACGGGGGGGCTAGGGGGGGGCGTGATAGGTCTGTCTGCAGGCCCGTTGACCCAGTCCTCTCCGTTGTGCCCGCGCAGTCCCCACCGCGCATAGTACGCCCCATTCTCGCCCCATCCCTGCGAGATCCGCCCCCCGCGCAACGGCAGCAGCCGCTTCCCCGGAGCGCCAGCGTCCCGCTGGCACGCTTCCGCCAGTTCCCCCCGTTGACGGGGGGCTAGGGGGGTCATTCCCCACCGTCCCAACGCTGTCTGAGCGTCTCCAGCCACCCCCCAAGCGTCGCCCCAATCGTCGCCCGCTCGTTCGCCCGGATCAGCCGACCCACCCGGTCAGCCCCATCCGTGCCCCCGCCCTCATCCGCCTCCGCGATCAGCGCGTCCAGGTCCGCCAGCGCCCGCCTCAGATCCCCCAGCTGCTGGTACACCACTCGCACCTGCCGATCCAGCTTCCACTCGCCCTGTGGTGTTAACAAGGCTCCTCCGATTCCCCCCCGTTGACGGGGGGGAGAGGGGGGGCATTCTCTACCCTGCACAAATACGCCACCTTCTTCCGCATCCCCTCCGGCATCGCCTCGAACTGCGCCTCCGCGTTCGCCTCGTCCCGCCACTCCATAAGCGCCGGCCCCAGCGTCCGCGCCGCACGCCTGAATGCCGCCGGCAACTCCTGCGGCCAGATCATCGGCCGGCACTCTGGGCTGCCATAGTACGCCTGCACCAGCGCCCCCAGTTCCTCCCGCGTCACGTCCAGCCCCACCGTGCCATCCAACCCCTTCGCCCCAGGCGCGATCCGCAGCCCGTTCTCAGCCCAGCCCAGCCCCCGCGCCTCGAGCACCTCCTCCGTCTGCCCCTCGATCGACTCCGCCAGGTTCGCGAACACATCCAGTAGCGCCCCAGTCGCCGCCGCCTGGCACAACGTCCTCATCCCCCACACATGCAGCACCGTATCCTCGATCCTCATCCGTCCCCCTTCTCCTCCTCGCCGCCCCCCGTTGACGGGGGGTTGGGGGGCTAGCTCGGCGTCCCCGTCGGCGTGTCCGGCTCGTTGTACAAGTGGCCATGCGCTGACACCGCCGCATCCGCCACGCCGCCTATCAGGTTGTGGGTGTGTGGCCTTGTTGGCACCTTGATCGGTGCGCCTCCCGAGGTGTTGACATGGCCTGTGGCGTCGTAGTACAGAGCGGCGCCGCCGCTGGTTGCCGCTGCCAGCGAGTACGAGATGCTCCCGTACACCGCCCAGTTGTCCGTCTTGCCCGACAGCGTCGGCTGCGTGTTGCTGGTCGCCACCTCCGACGTACCCACCACGTGCACATGCGCATCGTACGCCGTCTTGAACGCCCCCAGGTCCACCCCGTCCACGTTCCCCGTGACCGTGATGTTCCCGTCCACGTCCAGCGCGCTGTAATACCCGTTCGCCCACCGCGCCGTCGAGACCCCGATGTACCCGCCCCCGCCAGACCTGTAGAAATAGTCGTTGCCCCAGATTGCGCTACCCGCGGCCGCAGTGATCACGACATACGTGTTGTCCGTCACGAACAGGAACTGCGTCGCGCCGGACGAGATATAGTTCCCCCCGTCCCCGACATACAACCTCTGCACCTCGACGAACCCGCTCCCGTCCGTCTTGAGGATCTTGGACGTTGCGTCCGGGCCGCTGCTCACGTCCAGCAGCGCCAGCGTCGTGTCCCCCGACAGGCCCACCACCTGGCCCGCCGTCCCGCTCACGCTGTGCCCACTGATGATGTCGTGTGTCGCCGGCGTCACCCCCGAGATCGTCACGCTCGACGCCGCCGTGATCCGCCCCTGCTGATCGACCGTGAATTGCCCGACGTGCGTGGCGTCGCCGTAGGTCCCCGGCGTCACTGCAGTGTTCCCCAGCCCGATCGTGATCGCGTTCGCCCCCGGCGACAGCGTGATCCCGTTCTCACCGGCAATTGTGATGATGCTCGGGTCCGTGGGACTGAATGGGATGAACGTGGCCCCAACCTGATTCCCCAACAGCGCCTCATCGAACCCGTCGGCTCCTCCGCCCCCGCCGCCCGCCTCCTTGACCTTGTCGCCCAGCCCCTTCTCATACTCCCCGAACGTGAGCTCGGCCTGCTCCGGATCCCCCGGCTCGATCGTCAACGTCACCTGCTTGACCAGCCGATCCTCTGCGGTCACAGCCAGGTGATCGTTCGCGATCGTCACCGTGTCCCCAGGCTGGATCTGCCAGCTCTCGCTGCCCACCTCGAGCATCTCGCTCTCGACGAAATCGAAATCGTACCCCATCCGCCGAGCGTTCTCTTCCAGCTGCGCGTCGAGCTGGTCGCTGTCGTTCGTGTCGCTCAGCACCTCGTGCCGGCCGAACGTGCTCACGCTCGTCGCGTCGGTCACCTCGTCGCTCAGGTCGGCCTGGATGATCACGTTCTTGAACCCGGTCCTGGGGCTGTATCGCCTCGCCCCAGGCACCTCCCCGCTGGCGTCGTTCATCAGCACCGGATAGCGCGCCCCGTTGTCCGCGCTCTTGTCCAGCCCCCTTGCCGGAGTGAACGTCTCGAACACGAACTGGTTTGCGATCCCCGACGTCTTCTCCAGGCGCACCCGCCAGTCGATGTCCCACGTCGGCCCGTACTTGGACAGGAACTCGTACAGGTCCATCTTGTGCGCCGCTTCGATCGCCGCCGTCGTCCCGTGCGCGCTCTCGTCCGCCGCCACCGTGAACCCCGTGATGCTCTTCGGGTCTCCCCCTGGTGACGTGTACGCGCTGGGCCCCACCACGTGGTCCACGATCCACTTGAACCCGTCGTCGTACGGCAGGCTGTCCGACTTGAACTGTCCGCTGCCCCCGTCCGGCAGGCAGAACCTGTCCTTGAGGATCATGTCCAGTGGCGAGATCGCGATCTCGATATACTCGTCCACGGTCTGGTTCGCGATGGTGTAGCCTCGGTCGTCCTTGGCCACCATCCAGTCCCGCAGCTGCACCCCGTCGCGATATACCCGCAGGTACCACATCGCATCCGTCAGCAGGTCGTCCGCCCGGTCGCTCCCCAGGTGCAGCGCCAGACTCCCCGACCCCTGCCCGAACAGCGCCCAATCGAGCTTGATCCCCACCGCCTCGTCCAGCACACCCACCGTGTCCAGGCTGGCGTCGATCAGCTCGATCTCATAGTCATCCCAGTTGTGCGGTCTCCAGAGCCCACCCTCGTACGGCATCTATCCCTCTCGGTGCCCGGCACCTGCGAGGTGCCGGGCACCTGTCCCCTCTGCCTGGCCCCTACCTGAGTGCATCAAAGAGCTCCCTCCAATACGCCACACACGTCCCCGTCCCACTCGTCGCACTCAGACTCAGTGCGTTGCTCCCCACCGCCAGCTTGGTCTTGCGGAACAGCGTCGCCGCCGTCCTGTACCCGTACGCCCGCGTCGGATCCTCGCCACTCTCCGTGTACCATGCAGTCGCCGGCGTCTTGCATACGATGGCCAGCGCATCGCCGGCACCCATCGTCAGCCCGAACTCGAGCTCCCACTCGTCCGCCAGCTCGATCTTGGGATCCTCGATCGCGTCCGCCAGGTCGAACCGCACCCAGCACGGCTCGTCCCCGTCGTTCACGCACGTCAGCGCCACGGGCGTTTCCCCGTCGTACGCCGCGCTCGCGCTCTGCTCCGCCGCGCTCTGCCAGAACGGGTCCGGCGACGTGTACGCCTGCACCACCTGCTGCCAGCTCGTGTGCTCCTCGCTCCACTGCGGCGTCTCCGGCACCACACTCAGCTGCAGGATCCGCCCCGTGTCCGTCTGCCGTTCCAGCGTCCGCAAGCCCCCGCGCGCCCGGTGCATCTGCTCCCACTGCGCCTTGAGCACCTGCAACGACACCGTCGGCGTCGCCTTGAGCGTGAACGTGGCCGTGTAGGCACGATTCTCCGCCTTGGTGTCCCGGTACAGGTTCGCGTACCGGTCCCCCAAGTCCTCGATCACGTGCACCCGGCCGTTAATGTCCTCCTCCGCCTCGAACACCGCCTCCGGAGTGGATCCATTCCCGTGCCACAGCACATTCCCATCGAACTTGATATACTCAGCCATCCATCCTCACCTGGTGCACGGCACTTCGAGGCAGGTACTCCTGCCCGGCGAGTACTCTCGCCCAGTGCCTTGCACCTACACTACAGACCCTGCCTTTGCCCCCCGTTGACGGGGGGCAGGGGGGGCGTCACACCCCAGCCGCCTCCATACTCACCGTCATCTCCGTCGCCATCTTTTCCAGCCTGCCCAGCCGTGCGCTGAACCGCTTCCGCTCCGTGTCCCGCTGCCTCACCAGCAGCTCGATCTCCAGCCGGCTCTCCGCCAGCCCCTCGCGAATCCCCGCCCGCACCGCCTCCGCGATAGCTCCAAAACTACCGTCGCCGCCACCCGCGACGCCCAGCCCCCGCGGTGCCGCTGTCAGCCCCCCAGCGGAGTACCCTCCGCCAAGGCCAGTACCCTGGCCCCCGAGCCCGTGCCAGTCCAACCCCGTCAGCGCTGTGGGTGCCCCCGGCGTCATCCCCATCCCCGTCCCCACGTCGCCCACGTTCGGGCCCGTCACGTTCAGACCCGCGAACCCCCCGATCGTCTGAACATCTGAGACCATCTGCTGGAACACGTCCAGCGCGTCCAGCACCGCCTGCGGCTTGAGCCCCTTGCTCGCCGCGATCTCCTCGCCCGCCTTCATCGCCGAGGCGATATTGCCAAAGAGCTGCGCAAAGCTGTCCGCCAGTTCGATGCTGACGTCCAGCATGTCGCCCCAGATCGCCTTGATCCCCGGCAGCTCCGCCTTGAGCCGCTCGCTCGCATACCGCAGCTGCTGCAGGAACCTGTCCACCACGTTCTCAAACGCGATCCGCTTCGTCCCCTTGTCGCTCTTTTGCGTCTGCAGATCGTTGAACAGCTTGGCCAGGTCGAACAGCCCCATCACGTCCTGGATCTCGCCCGAGGTCTCCGCCACCGCCGCCAGCACGTCGTCGCCCCACCGCGACCGTAGGCTCTGCAGCTCGGCGATCATCCAGTCCGCGCCCAGCCCGACGGCCGCCACCGCATCGCTCAGTAGCTGTGGCCAGTTCGGTGCCAGCGGCTGAAGGTCGAATGCGGTCCCCAGCACGCCCAGCACGCTCGTCACGTTCCCAGCGGCCTCCGCCGCGCTCGCCAGCAGCTCTCCCCACCGCTGCTTGATCCGCTCGATCGCCGGCACCACCAGGTCCGTCGTCCACTCTACGACGCCGAGATAGTCCGGCAGTGTGTCCGCGAACGTCTCGTCCGGCATCTCTGCCGCCAGGCCCAGCCCCAGCAGCCCCAGCGCGCTCTGCACCAGGCCACCGATCTCCTGGGTGTCCACCAGCGCCTGACCCCACGCGGCCTTGATCCGCTGCAGCGCCGGCACCGCCAGCCCGGTGCTCCACTCCACCAGCTCGAGGTATCCCGGCAGCGCCTCCCGGTACCCCTCCTCTGGAAGCTCGGCCGCCATCCCGATGCCCAGCAGGCCCAGCGCGCTCTGCGTCAGGCCGCCGATCTCTTTCGTCTCCTCGAGGATCGCCCCCCACGCAGCCTTGATCCGCTGCAGCGCCGGCGTCACCAAGCCCACCGACCACTCGACCAGCCGCAGATACTCGGGCAGCCGTTCCTCGTAGCCCTCCTCGGGAAGCTCGGCCTTGAGGTCCTGCCCCAGCAGCCCCAGCAGCCCGGTGATGAACGGCACGCCCTCGCTCGCCGCCTCGTACGCCGCCATCGCCTCGGGCCCCAGGGCGGTCATCCGCTCTTTCGCCAGCTTCGCGAACCCGAACACCTGGTCCAGGTACGTGGCCGCGTTCTCGAGGAAACTCGCGTCCTCGCTGGCCTCGATCCCCGCCAGGTTCGCGCCCATCAGCACGAACGATCCCGCCAGCTGCCCCGACCATTTGTCCACGTCGTCCAGGACGATCGCGCCCAGCCCCGTCTCCGGGTCCGTCACCATCCCCACGACGCCCCGCACCAGCATCGGCAGGAACTGAGTGAGCTGGTCCAGGTAGGCCAGCATCACGCCCCAGTCGCCCGGCTTCATCTTGCTCAGGTCGGTGGTCATGCTCTCGAGGATTGTCCCGAGCCGCGTCGCCCGGCCCTTCATGTCCCCGATCGTCTTCCACCCTACATTGTCCACCACCTCCTTGACCCGCAGCACAGCCTGTTCCATCGCCCAGGCCCACTGGTCGAGGTAGGCCACCATGGCGCCCTGGTCGAGGTTGCCAGCCTTGACCGCCGCCGCTCCCTGGGCGAACTGCATGAACGCGGTCGACATATCTTCGATGCCGTCCGCGACGTCCTCGAACGTCTCTCCCGCCGCCTCGAGGCCCTGGCTCCCCGCCACGATCGCGAACCGCGTCAGCCACCCGATGATCGAGTCGAACACCCCCATCACATCGCCGATCGGCCCCTCGATCTGCGGTATCCCTTCCGAGATCCCCAGCCCCAGGCCCTCGATCACGTACCCGCCGATGTCCCTAAAGACCGTCGACGGGGACTCGATGCCGAGCATCTTCTTGACCCACTTGACCGGCGCGCCCACCGCGTCAGCGAACGCGTCGACAAGCTTCCCCGGCGCCTCCTTCACGCCGTCGATCATGCCCTGCACCATGTCCTTGCCGGCCTGCTTCATGTTCTCGACTTCGTCGGCAATGGACTGTTTGGCTTTGGTGATGATCCCGTCTGGGTCGCCGATGAAAAAGTTCTTGAGGCTCTCGCCCCACTGCGGGTCGCCCGTCAGGCCCGTGATGAACCCGTTGAGCACCGCCTTCATCGTGTCCAGATAGGCGGTCGCTAGCGTGCCGGCTGCTCCCTCCTCACCACTGGCCCCAGCCGTGATGATGTCGCTGACCACGCCCCAGAGCTCTTTGCCGATGGTGGCCACGATCTTGACCAGGGCCGTGATGCCCAGCCGCACCACCTTGCCCAGGAGCTCGCCATACGTCTCCCCAATCGTCGGCCCGTGTTCCTCCAACAGCGCCGGCGCTTCCTCGATAATCGTCTTGAACGCCGCGAACAGATCCGCCACCAGCGGCTGAAAGTTGTTCTCGATCCACGTGATCCCTGCCGCGAACGCCCCGTCGATCATCCCGCCGATCTTGGGCCCGATCGCCGCGCTGTTCTCGTCCAGCCAGGTGTCGGCCCCGGCGAACAGGTTCCCGATCAGCGCATCCAGCGAAAAGCCGCCTCCCTCACCCTCGGCGGCCGCCCCCGCGTCGCTGGCCATGTCGCCAACGCCGCCGATGATCCCCTGAACAAAGCCACTCACGCCGTCCATGGCCGGCCCCAAGTCGTCCAGCATCGGGATCACGCTCTCCACGACCGTGGCCGCGAACCCCACCAGCGGCGTAAAGAACTTTTCGATCAGCGGCGTCCCCGCCTTGATCATGAACGTCTCGACAGTGCCCTCGAGCGCCTCTAGCGAGGCGTTGAGTCCCTGAGTCCGCGCCGCGGCCGTCTCGCTCGCTGTAGAAGCGGCTTCGGTCGCCTCGCCCATAAAGGCCCAGCCCTCGGCGCCCTCCTCCAGCAGCGCGCTGGCTGCCACACCGCCATAGGTCCCGAACAGATCTTTGAGCGTTTCGTCCTTGGCTTGCTGAGTCAGCCCCGCCATGGCCTCGTTGACGTTGCCCAGAATGTCCGGCATCGACTTGAGGTTGCCCTCGGCGTCATAGAACGCGATGCCCAGCCCCTCCATGGCCTCTCGGGCATTCTTGCTCGGCCCTGAGATGGCCATGAACATCGACTTCATCTGGGTGCCAGCCGTAGCACCGGTGATACCTCGCTGCGACAGAATCGCTAGAGCGTTGTTCGTGTCCTCCAGGCTCAGCCCCATACGCGCGGCGACGGGACCAAAGGTTCGCAGGGACTGCACCAGGTCTGGGACCGAGGCCACCGACGCGTCAGCAGCCTGGACAAAACTGTTGGTGATCGCCACGGCTTCCTCGGCGGGGATGCCGTAGGTCGCCATGGCAACGCTGATCGCATCCGAGGCGGCAGCAAGGTCCAATTCCGAGGCTGCCTGCAGATCCACAGCGGCACGCAGCGCACCGGAGAGCGCTGTCCCCTCCTCGAGATAGGAGTTCAGCCCCTCAGCGCCGCCAAACATGTCTGTTACGGACAGGCCGGCCTTGGCAAAGTTCGTCATGGCCTCAACGCTTTGGCTCGCGCTGATGCCCACAAGTGAGGTGTCGGCCCCCATCTTTAGGGCGGCATCGCTGTACGTGTCCAGCGACACTCCAGCATCGCCCACGGCCGTGCCCAGGATATTGACCTGGGACTCAAAATCCGCGGATACCTCCGTCGCTTTCTTGATTGCTCCGAGGCCGCCGAGCGCCAGCCCCACGCCACCAACCACGGACGCCAGGCCGCCAAACCCGCCCGTCAGCCGGCCGAGAAAGCCCTCGGTTCTCTTTGTCCCGTCCTCCATGTCCTTGGTGTTCATCTGCACCACAGCCTGGAGGTTGGCGACTGTAATACTCACGCTCTGTCCGTTCCCATCCTTTCCCAACGAAAAAGCCCCACCTCGTCGAGGGGGGGCTTTCACCCGCGCCCGACGCTGTGGGGCGAGGCACCGGCTCTTGGGAGTACTCTCCCGCCGTCGTCCGCAAAGCCGGCACGCGGCCCATATAAAACGCCGCTAGGCGGCCAGTCTCAGTCTTCTATGCGATACCTCTTCCTCAGATACCTACACACACACACCAGCGCCCGGTACACCACCACCATCACCGCCCGCAGATCCCGGTCCTCCTCCCCCCCGTTGACGGGGGGGCTGGGGGGGGCTGGGGTGCCACTACTTCCGCCCGAGCTTCCTCGGCCCACTCCGCACCTCATTCCGCGCCCCGATCTCCGCCGCCTCCGCCGCCAGCGCCGCGTTCATCCAGAACACCGGCCGCACCGCCAGCTCCCACGGCCCTACGCCGAGGTAGCGGGCGGCTCTGACGACGAGGTACCATTCCGGGCACCACGCCGTGCTCGTTTCCCGGCCGAGAACGAGCCACCGTTTGAGGGCTCTTCGCTCCTCCCCTGAGGGTTTACGTCTGCGCCGATCCCCCGCACAAGACTTCCAATGAACTGCATCGGCAGCCGTCGCAGCGACTCCGTCGTGATCGGCACCATCTCCCCAGCGTCGTCATCCACGATGTCCCAGTGCGAGATGATCTCCGCCAGGATCGCCGCGACCTTGTCCATCTCACGCGCCGTCAGCGCTGCCTGCAGGTCCGTGATCGTCTCCAGCGTCAGCTTGGTCGGGTAGTACGTGACCTTGACCGGCTCCGTCAGCCCCACGTCCAGCCTGAACGTCCGCTGCTCCGCCCTGAGCAGCTGCCCCAACTTGATCGCCATCCTACCTATCCTCCCCTTCACGGTGCACGGCACTTCGAGGCGAGTACCCTCGCCCACCTTCGGGAGGTGGACTCTCCTACAGACTCGAAATGCTATTCGTCAGCGCCACACTCAGCGCCTTGCCCCACGTCGCGTCGTGGCAGCCCGCGAACGGCCACTGCACCGCATAGACCCCATCCTCATCGCTGAACCCACCAAAGTCGCTGATCCTGCCGCACATGTCGATCAGCAGCTTGTAGTGATAGGTGTCCTCGATCAGGTCGCCCTGGGCCTCGATGCGGATGAACTTTTCGTCGCCGTCCTGCGCGTTGCTCAGGAGGTCCATCCCATCGCCGTCTGCCTCCATCGTCAGCGTCAGGCTCAGCTCCGGCTCCCCCTCGACATAGTCCGCCCAGCTCGGCTCCGATCGGTTTAGCGTCCACATCGGCGTGAACCGGTTCCCCAGCGTGAACTCTGCGCTCAGCACGTGCGTCAGCTGCGTCGTCCCCAGCGCCGCGGCGGAATCATCCACGTACACACTCACGTGAGCCGGCAGGATCGGCTTCTCCGCGATGTCGCTCGGGCTCCCCGTCAGGCTGATATAGTCCGTGAACGACCGCCCGATCAGCTCCCCGCTCACCTCGACGTTGTCGCGGTTGAACGTCAGCCCCAGCTGGTTCACCATCGCATAGTTGATGCTGTGCGCCCGGACGCTCCCGCCCTCCTGGACATAGAACGTCGTCACGGCGTCGGGACCATCCGTGTCCGGCTCGAACGAGCTCAGGTACGCCGTCGTGGCGCCTTGCTGCGCCGGCGTCGGTGTGGCGATCAGGCCTGCCAGCAGGTAGGTCAGGTCGTTGTACGCCGCCTGCCCGCTGATCGATCCCCCCGCCCATTCCTTGCCCAGCGCCGCCAGCGTGGGGAACTTGAACCCCCGTGGCCTGAACGGCGTGATCTCCAGCGTCGGCTGGATCTCGAAACTCGTGGCCAGGAGGCGCTTGTCCGCCCCGCCAGCCGGCGTCGTCCCCGGCGTCGCTTCGACACCGATCTGGACAACCTGATGGATCGTCGCTCTCCGTGGCATGCTACCTCCTAGCCCTCCGGTGCCCGGCACTTCCAGACGGTACTCCGGCTGAGTGCCTGGCACCTCTCTCTCGGGTCACTGTCCGCTCCCACCTCCCGAAGGCTCTCCAGGCGAGTACTCTCGCCAACCTTCGGGAGGTGACTCCTGCTCACGCTTCCACTACCTGACACTGAATCACATACACCCCGCCGGCCCACCGCACCTCGACCCCGCCGGGGTAATCGTCGATCCCTCTCAGCGGCATGTCCCGCACACAGCTCAGGATCGTCCCGTCCGCATTGTTCTCGATCGCCGCGCCGTGCAGCAGGTAATCCGCCCGCTCCATGATGGCGTCCGCACTCGCGAAACTCGTGCTCTCCGTCACCGCCCGGACCATGTACTCCGCCCGAGTCATCAGCCGGACCGTGCCCACGCCCATGACGTCGTGTCCCAGCTGCACCTCGCACGTCACGTACGGCCGCGCCGCCCCCTGCACCGCCCGGTCCACAAACACACTCGTCGCCGACGCCAGCAGATCCACCAGCGTCCCGTCCCCCGTCAGCGTCTCATACAGCCACGTGTCGATCGCACTGAGTACGCTCACCAGTTCACTCACTCACCACAGGTAGGGGCGAACGAAGGCCAGTACGCAGGCCCGGTCGCCCGCCTCATTCGTCGAAAACTGCCTCCGCCCGCTTCTTCCACTCCGCCTCCACCGCCTTGGCCGCCGGCCTGATGAACGGCTGCGCCGGCATCCTGGATGTCCCATACTCCACGTGGATCCCGTGCTTGGCGTCGACCCACACCACGCCCCTGGTCGGCCCCGGCTCGTACTCCTTGATGCTCTCCGCCAGCTCCCCCTCTCGTCGAGGAGCCCGGCTGCGCATCTCCCGCGCCAGGTCCGCCCTGGTCTCCTGCACCGCCTTCGAGGCCCGCTTCTTCACGTCCCCCGACAGACTGCGCAGCTTCTTCTTGTCGATCGTCCACGAGACCCTGACGTTCTTGCCCTTCGCCATTCCCTATCTCCGGTGCGTTGCCACGGCGAGTACCCTCGACCCGTCGCCGGCCTCCCCCCGTTGACGGGGGGATCGAGGGGGGTTATTCCATCCTGGTCGCGATCGCCCTCACCGCCGTCATGTGCGTGTGATCGTTCATCAGCCCCTGCACCGCGAATGTCTCTCCGTCGATCAGGATCACGTCATCCGCCTGCACGTCCGTGTCATGCGGCAGTGAGATCATGAACGGCGTCAGCTCCGACAGCTGCGCCCCGACCAGCGCATCAGACACCGCGCTCCGGTGCCCGAATGGTGCGATCCGGCAGATCGTCTCCGTATCCGTCGGCGTCCCCTCCGTCCAGCCCCCGCGCCCGTCCGACACCAGGTTCCGCCGGCGCACCGTGCAGGTCGTCCGCATGATCGTCTCCTGCACCGCCCGCATGCTGGTGAAATCCGCCGCGCTCAGCACCCGCTACCTCGCTGCCCCCCGTTGACGGGGGGCCGGGGGGCCCTCTGCCCCATTGCGTCACACCACATGCCGTCTCACCTGCAGCGCGCTCAACCCCAGCATCCGCTCAGCCTGGGCGAGGTACGACCGGTGCTTCTGGCTCATGTTGAACGTGGCCCCATCCGCATCGAAATCGAACTCATCCGCCACGACCGCGGCCTTCTCAAACAGGATGTCAGCTGCAGCCGCGTACAGGTCGTACGTCTCCGTCCAGTCATCGTCGTCCGGCTCGTACCCCGCGCTGTCCACGAGCGGGTACCGCTCGACGTACTCTGCGAGCAGCCCATCGCTGTACGTGTCCGTCCCCGACTCGTCGACGAGCCGCCTCAGTTGCGCGACCTGCTTCTCCGTCGCCACCATCCCGCTCCTATCCCACTCCCCCCGTTGACGGGGGGTTGGGGGGGGATCACCCGCTCTGCAGCTTCGCCGCCAGCAGCCAGATCAGCGTGCACAGCGCCACCCCGATCACCTGCTCGATCCTAGGCCCCCACCCATGCCGCATCAGCTACCCCAAGCCATCCGCACTAGCAGGACATGTACTCGTGCCCTGCTAGTGCCCAGGCCACTACTGTGGCCCCTCAGTACCGTATCACGCTCAACGTCAGGTCCCCGCCAAAGTCGTACGGGTCCACGTCAACGTGCACGTTCCCCGAGCTATCGTTGAACAGCTCCTTGGTGAACGGCCCCACGACCCGCGTCCCCTGGCTCCAGTTCGTGATCTCCAGATCCGCGATGGCGTAACCATAGTACGTGGCCGCCGTCACCACCGTGATGTACTGCGTCCGCGTCACCGCCTCAGCGCCGATCACCAGCAGACACCGGCCATTGTTCGCGAACTCGAGCCCGTCCCCGGCCTCCGAGGACGCCGTCACCGTGATCGCCGCCGTGGTCGAGATGTCCTGCGGCGTGATCGTCCCCGCCGCCGCCCACACCGGCCGCACCCCCGGCCCCGTCATGAACAGCGCCGCCATCACCAACAGACACAGAACAATCCCTCCGAGCGCGTACCGTTCCTGATTCCTCATCATCCCTCCTTTTCTGCGACCTTCCGAAGGCTCTGCGATCGGCCTTCGGAAGGCCCAAGGCGTGTACTCACGTCAGTTGTCCCCGTGCTCCATCCAGTTCGTCCCATCGCAGAACAGCCACACCCCGTCGTACTGGCCCAAAGCCAAATCGCTCGACAGCTTGAGCACGCCCGTGTCCGAGATCGTGATCGTCGTGTCCACCGTGTTGTACAGGAACAGCACGTCGCCCGCGTTCCCCATCGCCAAGCTGCTCGTCTCCACGTTGCCGAACGACTCCAGCGGCTGCATCGTGCCAGTCGGCGTGATGTACCCGTCCACCGTCACCGAGATCGCCGTCTGCGGCGCCAGCCGCAGCCAGTTGCTCAGGATCGTGTACGTCCCCGTGATTGTGACCGCCCCGTCGACCTCGTTCCCGATCTCCTCGTCATTCGCGAGCACGAGGTTGCCGGCCTGCAGGTCCGCCCCGCCCGTCGTGGCCACCAGGCCGGTACCAGCAGTCATGTTCCCCGAGCTGGTCTCGTTGCCCTGGACGTGGAACGTGGTCGCCGTCGCCGTGATCACGCCGTTGTACGAGTTGACGATCGTCTCACCGTTCTGCAGGTCGATGTCCGTGTCCCACCCGCTCCCGATGTTGATCGCCTTCTCCGTCGTGGTCACGTCGCCCGTGATCCCGTCGATCTGCAGCCCCGTCAGCACGTGGCTGGTCCCGCTCACACTCTGCCCCGCGGCGATGTCCAGCACGAGCCCGTTGACCGTCAGCGTCCCCGTCGTGTGCGCCGGCGCCGTGAACTGAATCTCGACGATGCTCCCGCTCGCGTCCGCAGCCGGCACAGCGGCGAACACCACCGTGTCCGCCCCCTCGAGCTCCAGGTCCACCTGGTCGTCCGTGTCCGCCGTCAGGCTCGAGTCCCCGTCTGCATCCAGGATCAGCTGCGCGCCGTCGAGGTCGACCCCGGCCGAGTGGTCCGTCGTCGCCCCGCTCTGCACATCCAGCGTACCGCCGCTCTGCACCTCGATCTCGCCACCCGACTGCACGACCAGCTTGTCGCCGCCGCTGGCAAAGTACACCTTGGCCACGGGCCCACCCGTCGCGCACCCCACAGCCAGCACACTGGCCGCCAGGACCGCGAGCAGGAGGGCCATCCACCGCGTCCTACTCAGCTCTCCCATGCCGTACCTCCTATCCTCGGCCCGTGTCCTATGCCCCCCTGTTGACGGGGGGGGGAAGGGGGGGCTCTGGGGGGTCTTGTTACACGCTCGCCACGCGAGTCGCCGTGACCTCGTCCGCCGTGTTCGCCGTCACCGGCAGGTTCCGCGCCTTGCTCATCCGGTACAGCGTGCTCTCCGCCGACGCGTTCGCGGCGTCCTTGTCGATGACCACCCGCACGTACCGCTTGGTCGGCCTGACCAGCGTCAGCCGAAAGATCTGGTCATCGTCGTCGTCGGCTACGCTGTGGCTGGCCCCGGCCACGTCAGCGGCGTCGCTCAGGTCGCTCTCGTCGCCATACTGCAGCTTGACCGTCGGCCCGCCATCGGCCGCGATCGTGGCCATCGTCACCACCGCCTCGATCTCGTCGTATCCCGCCATGTCCATGATCGCACCGTTCCGGTCCGCCGTTCCGCTGGCGTACGCCAGCCCAACGCGCACCTTGGTGCCGTCATACAGATCCGCCATCTCGCCTCCCCGGAGCGCCAAAGGCGAGTATCCTCGCCCGGCAGTCTCCCTGTAGCATCCGCTCCATCAGCTCCACTCGCATCGACTGGCCCCGCGCAGATTCGGACTCAGCCCCTGCCTATGGCAGACTCCTCACAGTCCGAATCTGCCAATGATCGCTACCGCGATCACGCTTGCTGCATCACCTTGATCGGGTGGCTTCCCGGATCCACATACTTGCCGTCATGCCGCATGAACCCCAGGAACCCGACCTGACCATAGTCCGCGTACCGCTCCTCAAGGCGCAGCATCTGCACCCCGCTCACGTCCCGGATCTTGTAGTAGCTCCAGTCCCCGAACGCCACGGCCTTGGCCGTGGTCGCGATGTCCGCCATGTCGGTGTTGATCACGTACGGATACCCCGCGATCCGGTCCGGCGCGTTGTACGCCAGCCCAGGCACCCACAGCGGACGGCTCTGCCCATCCTCGAGCTGTTTCAAGTACTTCAGCGTGTTGTCGTTAAACATCCACGCGCAGGACCGCGACCGACGATAAGCCCGGATCACCGAGTGCTCCAGGTCCGTCAGGTCAGCCCAGGTGATGTCATCGGCCCCGGCCGCGGTCTCGCCCACGTCGGCCACCGCGATGATCCCCTCGGGCATGCTGTCGCCAGTGCCCGTCGTGTCCTCGCTGTTCATGATCCGCCCAAAGCGCGTGCCGAACGCCCGCATGATGAACCCGGCTACGTCAAACCCGGCGTCCTGCAGTAGCGCGTACGGCACCAGCACCGCGTCCGTGGTGTACAGGTACGCCCTGAGAATCTTGGCCCCATACGTCGGCTCAGCCGTGCTCACCTGGACGTTCTCGCCGATCCGCCGCCCCTGGTTCGCCGTATCGTCCGCCGTCGGCCACGGGATCTCGCGACCATCCGCCGTGGTCAACTTGTCCGTGGGCGCCTCGCGCATCCCGCCCCAGTCCGCCATGGCCTCAACCAGTGGCGCCATATCCCCCTCGGGGATCGTGAACGCCCCCGCGCTGCCCGTGATCGAGCTCAACGCGCGCTGCTCGAACTGCTCATACCCCGCGGCCAGACGCTTGCGCTGCTCGCCGTCCAGACCGTCCCGTCCGTACCGCATCCACACGTCGAACGCAGCCCGGTACGCACGCTTCTCCGGCTCTTGTGCCCCCTCGCTCTGGGTGTCCGCTCCCTCGTCGGTCTTTCGCTCATACGTCGCCATAGATGCGCTGATGGCGTCCGCTCGCTCGAGCGTGTCGATCCGCCCCTTGAGCTCGTCCATGTCCGCCATCATGCGGTCCCACTGTTCCTGTTCCTCCGGGCTCATCGCCCGCTTTTCGTCCTCTGCCGTCTGCAGCAAGGCCTGCGCCTGTTTCCAGACGTTGGCCCGCTCCTGCCGCAGATCTACACTTCCTGGCATCTCGCCCCCTTTGGAGCGCCGCCGTCCCCGGCGGCATTCTCTGCTACAGTGTCCTCTCGATCAGCTCCAGCCTCATCCGTCTGAGGGCCAGAGCCGCTCCCTGGTCCGAGCCGCTCGCCTGAGCGCCCTCGTCCCTATCGTCATCCGAGTGTCCGTCGCCACGCTCGCCTGAGCGCAACGCGGGCGGCTCGGGTGTCCACAGTTTTATGCCGAGGCTCCTCAGATGCGCCTCGGTCTCCACGTACGCCGGATACGTCACCACCGACACGTCCAGTAGATCGACCTCGCGCTGGACCCACAGCGGCAGCCAGTCCGTCTCCGCACTGCCTTCGACCCAGTCGGACTTGATCGGCCAGAACATGAACGACATCTGGTCGATGTCCCCGCGCCCCATGCTCACCAAAAAGTCGCGCGCCCACTGCGTCTCCGGAGGCGTGATCACCACGCTGAGCCCATGCTCGTCCTCGTCCAGGCTCAGGCTCCCCGATCCCTTCCGCCCCAGCACATAGTCCGGGTTATGGTTCACCGTCGCCCGAGGATCGCCCTCTTGCAGCGTCTTGCTGAACGCCCCGGGCCGGATCACCTCGCGGAATCCCCCCAAGTCGCACGACACCTTGTCAAAGACGGCCGCATAGCCCTCGATCACCGGGCCCTCATCGTCCGTCGCCTGTCGCACGCGCACGTTCGTCAGCTGATATGCCCTCAGCAGGCACTCGTCTCTCTTCGCCATCTCGCCTCCCCTATCCCCCTCCCCCCGTTGACGGGGGGTCGGAGGGGACGTCATCCAGGCGCTATCCCGCAGTCACATCCCCCGTGCGCCGGCGGATGCCCGATGTTCGTATAGAACGTCATCGCCTTCTCGGTTCCCTCCGGCCGGAACTCGTCTCCCTCCTCGAGGAACCAACTGTTGATCTCCACTGTTTTGCCTTCTAGCGCGTTGCAGTATGGGCAGTTCTCTCCGTTCGTCACCCAGGTGAGCATCACCACGCCACCCGCGATCCAGGCCGCTTTCGTGATCGCGTTGCTGACCCGTGTGGTCTCCCAGGTGGCCTGCTTGCCCGGCGTCCCCTCTGCCCACTCGTCGAACCGGGTCTGCAACAGCTCCAAGGCCAGGTCCGGGTCGCCTCCCGCCTCGTCAACCAGCGCCTCCAGCTGCCCGAATTGCCCGCCGGCATATCCCTGGCTCGCGCTCTCGACGATCTCCTGCACAAACCCCTCGAGGTCCGGTGTCAGCTCGCCCTCCTGCCCGATCTCGGCATAGGCGTCCCTCACCGCCTGCTCCGCCAGGCTGGTCAGCGGAGGGCCCATGCACTCCTGGAAGAATGGCTCGTGGTCTTGGTAGAACTGCCGCATCCATGAGACGAACCCGACCACGTCCCCCTGCGCCAGTAGCTTGCGCGCCTTGCGCATCACGTCGGCCTCTTCCCGGTTCAGCACTCGCCTGCAAGCGTCCGCCACCAGCCTCTGGTAGGCCTGCGCGATCAGCCAACGCGTCCGTGCGCTCCCCACCTCGACCACCGGCCCCTCATCATCTCGGGCCTGGGAGTGCCGACGCGAGAGCTCTTGCCCTCCAGCCCGGCCTTCTCTCTCTTCGTCGTCCTCGGGCTCGTCTTCCCCCACCTGTGCGGGGAGGGCTGCTGGGAGCGGCTCTTCTTCTTCCTGTCCCACCTGGTCCGCCGGCGTCATGTTCACCGGCACTAGGTACATCTGCCCCTGCCCGTCCGGCAGCGGGTTCATGTTCTCCAGCTCGCGGATGTCGTCCGCGCTCAGCCAACCATTCTGCCGTCCGGTCGCGTACGCCTCATACCGGCTCTTGATGTCCCCGCGAAGCAGACCATCCACCAGGTGCTCCGCGAAATGCCGCTGCCTCTCAGCCTCACTCAGCAGATCCCGGTAGATCGACTGCTCGAATCGCACCAGCCACGGTCGGATCGTGTGCACCACGAACTCGATCCCCTGGTGCTCTATGTTGCTGAACGTGGCATCTCCCAGGTCCTGAATCATATGTGGCTGCATACGGAACATGCGCGCGATCTCGCGCACCTGGAACTGCCGCGTCTCCAGAAACTGGCTGTCCTCGGGCGGCAGCCCGATCTGCTGCCACTCCATCCCTTCCTCAAGGATGGCCACCCGATGGGCATAGTCGAGGCCCTTGTGGGCCCCCTCCCAGGAGCTCTTCAGGTTCGTCCCGGCCCCTTTGCTCAGCTTCCCCGGATGCTTCAGCACGCCACCCGGTCTGCTGCCATTCGCAAAGTAAGTCGCAGCGAACTCCTCCGTCGCGAGCGCCGCCCCGATCGCCTCCCGCGCCTGCCCGATCACGCTGTACCCGCTGTACTCGTCGATCCCGAACCCCCGGACCCGCCACACCGCGTCGTACGCGAGTCGCACTTGGGTGCCGTCGACCATCGAATAGTTCCAGACCGGCTTCGTCCCCTCATAGGCAAGGTCCATACGATCAGGCCTCAACGGCCAGAGCTCTCGCACCCGCCCTGCCCCGTCCCGCACCACTTCCGCGTAGCCCGAGCCCCACAGGCACACGTGCCCGGCCAGGTTCTCGCGGAGCTCCATCGCCGTCATCCGCGGGTTCGGCTGGTCGTGCAGGAGGCCATACAGCGGATGGGATCGGGCTCGTTCCTTGCCACTCTCCCCGACCCGTTGGTACAGGATCAGCGGCAGGCTGGCCACCGTCTCAGCGATCACCCGCACGCACGCAAACACCGCAGACACGCGCATCGCCGTCGTCGTGTTGATGCTGGCCCCGGTGTTCGCCGTGAGGGTCGACCCGAGATAGGTCGCCAGCTGCGCCCCCGTCAGCGGCGTCGTCGGATCCTCGAGCGTCCGCGTCGCGAACAGGTCAACCAGCACGCCTCGCCCTCATCATCGCCAGCGCGATCCCCCATGCCGTCACCGCTACCCCGGCCCCGGCGATCCCCAGGCGGATGTCGTACATCCACAGAGCCGCCACGATCGCGGCCACTCCCGCCAGCACCATCACGTCCGGCAGCTCGATCCTCACAACACCGTCAGCCCGCGCGTCTCGTACACACTGCCGCCCTGGCCCTGGTTACGCATCGCTCGGTCCAGCGCCATCACCAGCGCCACGATCCCGTCCACCCGGCCTTGAGATTCGGCCTTGTCCACCTTCAGGTTGTCCGCCGCATCC